GGAAGATGAAGACGAAGCGGAGTTACCTAATTTATTAAACCTCAAAAAAATGGCTAATCAATACAGACGAAGTGCGTAGGAAACATTATTTTAAAAAACCCCTTAATCATAAATGGACAATCTGAGTGTTCTCGTAGAAGCGAAGAAGGAGTATCTCGGACAGATGTGTATCATCATGTGCCCACCTATGATTGAAATTTTTCAGGAGATGTATGCTGAATCTGTGAAAACCTCTAAAGGTAAACAAGTTCTTATCATGTTTCAAAAGTTATTGAAAGAGGTTCCCAATTGGTCAAATGCAATGTCTAAGCGTCACGCTGATAATATCACCGACCGGTGTTCATGGTTCGGGGATCTAGTCGCAGCTGTATTTGTTGCATGCACGAAGATTCTTTCAGCCGTCCGCCTCAAAGCGGATAACAAAAAGATTTCACTAAAGCTTCCCACCGAAGAGGTGTTTATTCAAACATGTTATAACAACGCTGCACGGGATCTGTACAAAGATCCCTACATTTTCCATGAAGTACACAATGAATATGCTCGTGATGAGAACCTTGTTACGCGTTTTTCTCTTTCCATTGAAAACACCGTCAAAGAGCTGATTCCTATACAACAAATCCTTCAGACATACATGTCACAAGAAACGAGAGATATTTCACTTGACGGTGATGTAGAAGACAGTATGGACCCAGATGTACTAGATGGAGGGGAAGAACCCTTCCCAGAGCCCGAACCTATCGGTGAACCTGAACCAGAACTCGAACCAGAACCCGAAATGGGGGGTATGAACGAACCTCAACCCACTGGTCTTGAGAATGAATTCAAAACTGTACACGGGGTTCATGCACCAGAACCAGTTTCTGAACCAATCGCACAACCACCACCTCCTCCCCCCCAACAACAATTCCAGGAACCACCAGATGATGATGTACTATTTGGTGATGCACCAGAGCAGCGCACAAAAAATCCTCGGTACTATTAAATGGAACTCTCTGAGCAACTACGCGACCCAGTGAGTGCCGCCCTAATTGCAGCTGGTATAACTGCCGCGTATATTCATCTCAAGGCTTACTTAAATAATGAAGGTAAATTAGAACTCAACAAATATACCAAACCTGCTGTTCTCAATGCGATTCTGGTATTTTTTATTATATCGGGTGGTTTAGCCCAAAAGGAGGTTATTTCTAATGAACCTTTCTAAACTTAAAGATTAACTTCTAGTATAAGAATATGGCGTCCGTATCTGCATTCAACGATATGATGAGTCAATTTCTTGTGGAATTGCACAAGACTTTTCCAGAGGAAAAAGGCATTAAGAAAATGCTCACTTCGTTCGACCTACTCAAGTCGACCAACCCCCGTCTCGTTGTAAATGGTTTTATGGAGGGTGTAACCCCGTATGCGGCAAAAATTTCAGCCAAAGATGAAACCTTCTTATTAGATGAAATTGAAACTATCGATTTTCTTAAGGAGCTTGACATTAAGAGGTATTGGAGTAAAATGAGTGATGGCACCAAGGGTGCTACTTGGCAGTATCTTCAAACCCTGTACATGCTCGGTACCACCATTATTTCTCTCCCCGATGACACCCTCTCACAAATAGAGAAGATTGCGAAGGGTGTTGCAAGCCAGATGCAAGATGGGGAAGGTAATATTGACCAGGATGCTCTCATGAAAATGATGGGTAGTATGCTTGGTGGTCTTCCTAAAAAATAAACCTACCATATACTAAATGAAGACTTGGTTTGACGATCCTCAGCAGCTCGTAAGAGTTGATCAGGTTAATCAGTTCTGGCCAACGAACGATCAAACCCCAGAAGACCGGGTAAATGCTGCTTCACGGTTCATTATTTATGTGTGTACCATACTTTATCTTATTCGTCGTGACCCTAGGATTTTCGTTTTAGGTGCTACTGTAATCGCGGTCGTTTATGTTCTTTATAAGTCTAGGATGGTTAAAGAAACGTATGGTGGAACAGTTGAAGGTGTTAGTTGTCAAATGCCTACACCCGATAATCCCATGGGTAATGTATTGATTACCGATTTTAGTGATGCCCCCAACAGATTGGAGGCGTGTTATTACCCCACGGTTAAGACGTTCGTGAACAGTTACACGAGTGACCGCATCCCATACGATTCTGGTCGTTCTCGTACTCCTATGCCCAAGTATCTTCGCAATGCTATGGAACGTCAGTTTGTTTCGAACCCAGTGACTAATATCCCAGGGGACCAAACAGCTTTCGCGGAGGCGTGTTATGGTAAAAAAAATGCACCAACGTGCAAGAGTGATACCCGTTTCTGCAATCCCAACGCTCGTGGTGTTCAACTTGAGGCATTTTCCGGTCTCGGTGGTAACGGCGATAAGCGTTCTGGTATGCATGGTGGAACGGTTAGGTAGATAAATATTCTCATGTAATAATAAATGGCGTATCAACTTCAACCTGGACTTTCCATTGTTCAAAATACCGGTGCCGTCCCCCCAGTAAAAGCAACTGATGAAATTTTCGTATACCCTCAGCCCAGTACTCTTAACGTTGGGTCGAGTCGTCCTAACACTATGTTGTACGGTACGGCGCCATACATGGCGGGTAAAGGCTCCCCAGCGCAGTATATCGAAACAAGTGATCAACTTCGCCCTCAATCTACTTCTCGTTTTAACAAACATATAATTCAGACATACGAGCGTAATCTTTTCCCTCTCTCCAACATGGAGTGTAAAGTTCCTCTTCGCACTCAGAAATATGATCCCTCGAGCACTCGTGCTGAGCTCCAGAATGGATTGTTCGAGAAAAGGTATCTTAATAAAAATGTTAATAAGAAGTAAGAATGGCTGATCCTATATCGCTCATGGCTGTCGCCGGTCTTGTTTTTGCTGGTCGGAATTTGAGTGCTAAATCCGCACCACCAAAGGTGAATGATGTACCACCAACATTGAAAAATCCAGAAATAATAGAATCCAATAATTTTGATAGATCCCCCGAAGTTTCACACAAGGTAGAGATGGAAAATTTTGGTGATATCAGTCCCCAACAACGAAGTGGTGGACAGGAAATCCTCAACATGCGGAATCGAATGTATGACCATGGTCGTATGAACAACTTGTCACCTATCGAGAAACAATTAGTCGGTCCGGGTTTGGGTGTAAGCGCCCATGTACCTGCGGCTGGTGGTTTTCAACAAACGTTTCGTGTAAATCCGGTTAACGTTGGTGAGTATAGATTAACTACACTTCCAGGGCGTACAGGTCCAGCCGCAGATGTCACAGGTGGTCGTTCTGCGAAGGTTGGGGAATTGACTCATAACAAACCAGAAACTACAGCTTTCCTTCCTTCGAGGCGACCCACCATGGCTGGACGTGCTCAAGGTATGTCTGGTGTCGTTCCCCGCAATGAGCATGAGAGGACAAAACGTACCACCAATCGTTCAGAGACTGGTCATCGCGCAGATGGTTTGGGTTTCAATGGTGCGAAGCGATTTGTGTCAGCTGGTGCGATGCCACAAGACCCCACTCGATTTAAGTCCGATCGTACTGATGAACAGTATACATATATGAACCATCCAGCCCCAGGTATTCATAGTCATCGTGGTGCGTACACCAACAGCGCCGCTGTAAAGGTAACTTCTAAAAATAACGAAGAGCTTATGAAGTACGGATTCCGACCAGAAGACCGTAGAGGAAAGCCCAATCGTATGGGAAATGCGGGTCGTATGAACGTTCGCGAATCGCCACTCAAACAGGGTGGTGCTCTTACAGCTGTTCGTTCTGACACAACACGTATCGATGGACGTGTCAATGCGGCCAATGGTGGATGGACACAGCAGTATCAAAACAAACCGTATCACCAATTCAACGCTTATAAGGGCAACGAGAACCCCAATACTCGTAACTTGGATATTGCCAAGAAACAACTTCAGAATAACCCTCTTTCTCATTCCCTCTCACATTAATTTTTTACTTTGTAGACAAAAACATTCATTAAAATATTATACCTGTATTTTAATGAAGGTCCATACTCTTAATATCGATAGTGGTGAGAGAGATACGAATGTATATTCATACGCGAATAATTATACCGTTACGTTGGATAATCCCATTTATGATGTCTCAAATATAAAACTTGTGTCTGCAAGAATTCCTACACCACAGTTGATTACATGTGTCACGAACAAAACATTTAGTGTAGACGGAAATGTTTTTTCAATGGATGAAACAAATTACAGTACAGGTACAGAATTAGCCAGTGACTTGGCCACTAAACTTGCTCCACCCGATTCTAATATTAATTCTGTCGTATTCGACACAGATACAAACGCATTAACTTTTTCAAATACACATGTATCCGATAATTCTTTTACGTTTGAATTTTATGACGGTACGAACGGATATTTGAGTAATTCTTCATCATTTACAACACCCCATCAAGTATTTGGGTTTACATCAGGAAACCATGAATCTATAACGGATACTATTAAATCAGGAGCGATAAACATAAATGGTCCAAATTCTTTGATATTAAAACTAACTACAGGGTCTGATGAGTTTACACAAACAGTGTATACATCCACACCTTTCTATACGGGACATATACTTCTAGACGGTTCCAATTTTATCAATTTTAATGGGGTGGATGACATGTTAGTGCACAATTTTCACACAGGGAGTCAAAAAATGATACAAGATATCAAAGTAGAGTTTTTTTACATGAGTCATGGTCGACTCATTCCATATGATTTTAGAAATCAAGATCATATATTGAAATTTGAAATCATGGGTTCAACTGATAAATTAGAAAATTTACCAAAAGTTTCTATAGAAGAGCCCAAGAAGGTTGAAAAGAAAGAGCCAATAATAAGTATTCCTGAGATTGTAAAGAATTCTTATAGTTGGAGAAAAGAGTATATTTATATTGGATTAATAATTCTAATTGGTATACTCTTACTTATTTTTATGAAAAAGAAACCGTTTAGCGGGTTATCGCGTAGACGGGCTGCGCGGGCTTAGCGGTCTTACCAGTGATCCTGGAGATGACCAAGAAGACAACCACAGAAAGGAGCGAGGTGAGCACAGCAGTGAGTGCGTACTGGGCACCACCGTTCTTAGGGACCTTGACGATCTGGGTAATGGTCCAACGAACGAAGTCCATCCACGACATGGCGGCGGCGAACGAGAAACCACCAACAATGGAGTTGAGAGTCTGAGACTGGAGTTCCTGGGTGACAAGGTTTACGGTTTGGAGAGCGGCGGCCGACATGGTGTTTGTTATACAGTATTATAAGAAAATTATTCTAGTTTAACTTCTTCCTTCTTGACTATCTTTTTAAATTTTTTAGGTTTAATTGATTTTGTTTTTGAAAATAATGCTTCATCATCTGATGATTCATCACTAGAGCTGGAGTCTAAATTAGAAATGTGTAACTTACTTTTATTCTCGGAGAATGTCCAACCATCAGGCTCTGAGATGCTCATTACTATTAATAGCATTTTTTAACATGTGTTCTGTCGGATTTTGAGGCGCCCAACTTTCCCATCTATCGTGGGCTTCGTTCATCTGGAGAAATGTTGAGTCATTTCCTGAATATCTCTCGAATGGGGGGCAGTCTTCTGGGGAGACGGTTTCCATTTCTTCATCGGATTCTTCCTCTTCTTCCTGATATATTTCGGGGAACATTGAACCATTCGTTTGACCAACCGTGTACATTGCACAATATTTCATTGCATATTCCATATCTTCTGGGAGAAGTGTATCTCTTCCACAGGCTTTGGAATATTCAGCTGCAAGTAGTGTACTCCGTTCCATGACGGGGAGGAGAAGATTGGTCATGGTTTGGATGTACTGCTCAATCATACCATCACCGCTGTCACCAAAACCAGTTTGCATATTCATCTTTATTGTTTAGAATCAAAAAGAGTTTCAGCAATTCCCTCACCAACGCGAAGAATGTTGTAATTCAAAGCGTAAATACGTATTTGTCTGGCAAAATCTGGACAGTTTGTAAGACTTAGGTTTAAAATCTGATCTTTTACTAAACTAAAATTCACTTGACCCGTTGGATACCACTCTTCTGGCTGAAGAGCGAAACTATACGAATAAAATCGACGAATAAGCTGTGTTTTTGAATGGTGAATAGCTCCTTGAACAGCTTTCAAGAAAATGACATTCCCTGTGTCACGTGTGATAATGTCCTGTCCATCTAGTGTCAAACTTAAATGATCTAAGTTTTCATAGAGTATAACTTTTTGACCTTCCAAACTCCCTGTGTTGTCGTAATCGAATATTGTCACAAAATTTCCTTGACTCACACCATCCCCTGTAGTTCCTTGTCTCTGTATAACAAAGTAGAGTTCCTTCACGGGATTGACAAAATCTAATTTGAACTTTCCTTTATTAACACCAGCATTTACATCGAATTTATTCTGTTGAATTTGTGTTATGAGATATTCTCTCTTTAATTTTTGCATTTTGATTCTTTCTTCACAGTCAATGAATACAACTTCTGTACAAAGTTGAAATTCTTTGAGTTTTGGAGTTTCATTTAATGTGATGTACGTACCATCCCCCTTGATGACTAAATCCTGTGCATCTCTTAGTTTGAATTCCACCTCTACTTCTTGTTTTGTGATTGCACATAATGGTATCGCAAGCTCGGGGTGATTATGAAAATAGAATGGTATATCAACAAAAAATGATTCGTCTGTATTAAGACCGAGGGTATTATGTATGACTATACCTGTATTCCCACCACCACCTGCAATTACTTCACCTACTTTTTTATCAGTTGTTCGTAATGGATATTTACCTATCAACTGTTCGAGTGCCTTTTGTTTTGTCTGAGTGACGTTATGTTCTGAATATATCTGTAAATAATCACTTGTTATACGCTGGATGACCTTCCCACCAATTATTAATTCAACGTGTTCTATCAATGCGTGGGCAACAGATTCTATATACATAGTGGTACTCGTTTGAATTTCTGGAAGTGTACACCTAACACTAATAGTTTTAAGAATGTCACCCTGATTCTGTGGAATCTTAAATTTAACTTTTTTTCCAAAATCAGCTACATTTTCAGAATCTATATCCACGTATTGTCTGGAAAAATTTGTACACCTCTTGAAAGTCTCTATGAAATGACTGTAGTCTGGATCTAATGTGAAATATTTCTCTTGAGGTCCAGTTGCTGTCAGTTGAATCTGTCCAGCCATTACTACTATATCCATCTAAAATTTTAATCCAGCTAAACCACTCTCAATTCGTAATATGTTATAATTTATAGCGTATATTCGGGTCACGTTTTCGTAAACAGAATTAATGGGAGTAATTTCAATTGTAAACATTTTATGTGATATACGACTCATATTTACTTGACCAGTTGGATGAGGAGATTCCGGGTATAATGCGAATGAATATGTACCAAATTTGGAAGGGCCTAATATAGGTAAAGTTCCGTTAAATGTTTGAGTTGTTCGCACGAGTGAAGATGGAGTATTCACGTGATGTTTAAATGCTTGTTCATATTCTAAGAATAAACCATCTCTACTGAACACCACTTCATTGTTAAATCTCAATTCTGCATTCACTATAGAATTGTAATAATTCGGAACATTAGCGAGATATGCCAATTCATTTTGAGATACGAATAATAACTCTTTTACAGGGTGTTGAAAATTTAACATGACACTTCTTTTAGTTTCACCAGGTTTCATCACAAATTTAGACATCTGAACCTGTGTTATGACATAGTCAAGTGGTCTAGACATCAGGAAATCTCTTTCTATATCGGCGACGTATACGAATTCTGTATCAAGTGAAAATTTATTTATGGAAGCGGCAGCATCAGCAAATGTATCATTAGGGTCGATGCTACTTATATTTCGTACAAGGTCTATGATAGGTTTTATCTTAATCCTCACTTCTATCACTTGTTTTGATAGGGCACATGTAGGTATAGCTAATGTTGGGTTCCTGTAAAAATAAAATGGAAGATCCAGGAAATACGTATACGGCTCAGCATAACTCAAATAGTTCCCGT